CGCCAGCCCGATGGAGAAACTCAACAAGGAGTACGACCTAAACAAACTATCCACAGACTGAGCTAATGCAATTTTTAGTTAGTTACAGAGACAAGCCTGATGACCGTACAACTACACGGCGCGAAACTATTGTTGAAGCTGACAATTTAAAGGAGGCACTTAACTCTTTCATCAACACAAACCCTTTCTCTCTCATTTACTTCATTAAGGAGATTACAAATGTCTGACTGGGCTCACGAATACTATCGAGAATCTCGTGGTTACAACTGGCACGACATGATGGAGATGCGTAATCAACCACGCGATGTAATTACCGAAGTTCCTGACGTTTTCAAAGATAAGTTTGAGACAGTCGACGATTATGTCGAGTGGCTTGAGCAGAAACGTAAGGATTATTTCGGCTAACCTTAAACTTTCCCCTCTGACCATGAACTACAAACAACTCGCACTCCAGATCATCCAAATTCTTAACGACGAACAACGCGAACAAGAAGTTACAGTCTTCGATAGTTATGAAGGCACACAACAACTTGTAAATGCTTTGATCGTCAACGACAAGGGTGAAGTCGAACTACTAACAAACGAATGAAATTCTTTCCTGTCATCATTTTCTCGCTTTTAATCGCCACACCGGCAAAAGCACAGGTCTGGGGTCGGTATTATGCCAACCCCATTTTTAATTTGATGGAAAATTATGTAGTTGAAGAGATTGTGCAACAACGCAATCTCATACGTCGCAACTACGACTCAACAACATACGAAAACTATCAGATCTGTCAGGTCATCTCAGCTATCGGAGGAGGGTCCGGCGAAACTTGCCAGGCTTTGCTCTATTGACAACCTTTGGCCGATCGCATACAATGCCAAGGTCAGCACGATCCTTTCTCACTGACACCAACAACACCATGAACGCCAACAAATCAATCACTCTCACACTCACAGAAGAAGAGTTTCGTGACATGAGAGTAGCTCTTTCCGAGGCAGCCAGCTCGTGGTTTGACCTCTATCAAGCTAAGGATTTCGACATCAATAGCGGTGAGCGACTGGTTTACGACGCCAGATCCAGACTCCGTGATAAATTCGCTGAGCTGTATAACAAAACATTCCTTCCGTGACTGCGTTCATTCTCAAACGAACCGCAAACAACTTCCGCCCAGTCACTGTTGCTGAGTTTTCTTCTTACAAGGAAGCCGTCCGCGCTATCCCAGTGTTTCAAGAAGAAAGCCCAGAGGATTACTTCTACGTAAGACGCAAACCAACCCAAACTAAGCAATTCAAATGGCCTTCCACACTGTCCGCCTGAGTAAGAACAAGTATGTTCGCTTCGATTCTTACTACAACACTGGTATTCGCATTTCTATTTTCAACCTTATCTCTTCTCTACTGAGGAAGTAATTATGCGCGTCATCGAACAGAAAATGCTCGATGCTATTCAGTCGGGCAAGAATTTAAAACTAGCTAACACTCGCATCGAACACGTCGAACAAATTAACGGATTCAACGACGATCACGTCGTAAAGCGAAGGATAAATGTTTATCTGCACGACAATCACGTTGCACAGATCACAGATAAAGAAGTCTGGGTCTCTCATTGTGGGTGGATCACTAAAACCACGGTCGCAAGGATTAACGTAGTCCTTCGCGAACTTACTAACTCAACCGCATTCATTTCTCACGGCAGATTTTTTATTCGAACCCCGCACAAACACGAGTTTATTAGTAACGCTTACCTACAACTGACTGACGACAAACAAGCCTCACTTACTCTCCCCCGAATCGAGGTAAAACAATGAGTTGCACCGCTGAAATCTACAGTGAAGCCATCCTATTTATGCTCGATAGCATGGCGCCGCATGAAAAAGTCCAGCTCAAAGACGACATTCGCTTCAAGCTGGACAGAGCTTATGAACTTCAGCCTTCAACAATGCAGGGACTAAAAGTTCTCTTGCAGCTAATGAAAGTCAGCGATTTGTCGCGACAACTTGAAGATTAGCGGGCTTGTATTGAACACCACGGTAAGTGAGCAGGACGGTGTCCTTTTCATTCATACGGCGCTCATGAGAATCTTGAGCTGCGCTACGCTGGGTTTTCTGGCGTTGCGATGTTAAATAGGTGAGCAGTGTGTTGTCCATGAGTTAATCTTGTAACTATTGATACTGTAAGACTTCTACCATCCCTCTGTAGTTCACCCTGTTACAAACAAATGACTAACTTCAAGTTCAAAGTCGGAGATCGTGTGGCAGAACGTCCACGGTTGAATTACAACATTTCAAAATCTCCACGCGGGAGAGAGTTGTATCAACAAAACAACAAGCAAAGGTACGGAACGGTCGTAGATCAATTTATCCGCAAAGATGGTAGAGGTGCCAATCAGAAAATTATCAAAGTTATTTGGGACGGTAAGCAGTCTCCAAGTGATCACCAGCAGATGAGATTGTGTTTTGTCAACGAGTTAGACGCACTAACTGACAAGTTCTTGCTGTGAGCAAATGTCTTTTAAAGCTTTACCTGAAGAATTCAAGCCTACGAAGGGTGACTTCTTTCAGGACAAGAAAACGCATGACCTTTATGTTTACGACGGTAACGAATGGCTATTAGTCTCAGTCGAATCCTTGCAACTTTTGCCCAAGAAAGATTTAGAGAAGTAACTGTCTACACTCTTGTGGTCTTCTCAGTCATAGCTGAAGAGCATCCTCATGGTGTGCCACAGTCGCAGCTAGGTAAATTTCCTGCTTTACTTGACGGCTCAAAATCATCCTTGGCGCGTCACTGTCGGTTACTCGAATCGCTTGGTTTGATTAGTCGCACCACTATGAAAGATGACCGTAGACAGTTCAATTTATTTCTTACTGAACAAGGTCAAACTCTGTGGGAACAGTTAAAGTGATCACGAATTGCGTCCACGTCGGTAAAGATGATTCTTCCGGATTACGAGATTGCGCGGCTGTGTAAAGAACAAAACATGATCACGCCGTTTAACCCCGATCTGGTCAATCCGGCATCTTTAGACGTTCGACTCGGTGAAACTATTCTTATAGAGCAAGAGAAATCAAGAGCACTGAGATCGTACTCACTTTGTAATTACACAAAAGACACCCCTTTCTTGCTTATGCCTGGTGAATTTATCTTGGCTGAAACGAAAGAAATATTTAACATGCCGGAGGATGTAGCAGCACATTTCGCTCTCAAATCTTCTTGCGCTCGCGCTGGATTCGAACATCTTCTTGCTGGTTTTATCGATCCCGGTTTCAACAATTCGGTTTTAACTTTGGAGATCAAGAACGCTAGGAATTTTCATGCAGTACCTATGTGGCCTGGCATGAGGATCGGGCAAATTATTTTTCACAGAATGGCTTCAGAACCATCAGTTACCTACAAAATTACGGGTCGCTACAACAATGATCACCAAGTCTCGCAGTGCAAAGGGCTCATGTGAGTCTTTTGTGTCTACTCTGAAATTTAGTTAACTAAGTATTAAAAACGACAATTACTGCAAAAAGTTGTTTACTTAATTAAAGTTTTTAAATTATGTTTTTCTACTTAAACTACTCTTTTAACTTACAGGAAGGTATCTTAGGCTACATGGTTGACAGCAGTTGAACTGTGAGCTACAATCTACTGTGTGCTCAACAGCACTTAATACAACCCACAAGAACATGAAACTGAACCAACTGATCAAACAAGCGCGTGAGTCGGCTCTACTCTGGGACGACTGCGACAAAGCCCTTAACGAAGTCAACGACGCTTTCGGCGCATCTTATGAAGCGGCTCGAGACAAACTAAACAGCTCCCTGACGGTGGCTGATCAAAACGGTTTTGAAATGTCTCAGCTTCAAGGCGACGACTCAGCCTTTCGATTTCCAGATCTCGGAACCTTAGTCGTTGTTCGCGTTAGTAAACTGCCAACACCTCACAAATCTCTTGAGACTATAGAGATGAAAATCGAACGACTTGAGCGTGAACTTAAGTTGGCTAAAACCGAGCGTAAGCATTTAATCGAAAGACTAAAGATTAATGCTCACGAATTTGTCACCGAAAAAGTAACTACAGCTTTCAAGAGGATCACCAAATGACTCAACCCGAAGTTTTCATTCTTCATTGCTCTGTGTCTGCTTCAGTCAGACAGAGTATTCAGATTGCTTTCGAAGATTACAAACTACCTGAGGATGTAATCGATACGCTAAAGAAAGCTAACTCAATCTCCATTCGTCCTAATTTATCTAGCGCTCTTAAAGGATGCCTAGATGAACTGAGGCTAATGCAACGTTATCTTTACGATCGTTGCACCATACATCACGGGGACATTCATTTCTTGCATCCTGACTATTTTCACGATGCAATGGAGCGAATAGAAGAGATTAAAAACCACGCTGTTACTTGTAACTCCAAACTCAAGCAGGAGTGGCGTCAAGAGTTCGACAAATGGAACTCGATGATTGACAACGTCTTCAGCCCTTTGTTCCCAGATAAGAATCAACTTGCTTTAGTTCGGGAAGCTTATCTAAAGATGTTTCCGACAGCAGCAGAATTTGCAGCACCGATTAGTGTTCATGTTGTAGGTCCTTATCCTGCTTCTTTAGAGCGCGTAGAAGACCCTTCGGAAATCTCAGATTTCATAAAGAATGCAGCAGCGATTAACACTGAAGAAGTTCTAGAGGCTGCGCGGCACGGTGCTCTCGATGCCAGCATGGGTAAGATTGCAGAGTTGTTAGATGATCTAGATGCTAGATCTGCTAACAAGGTGGGAGAACGTGTCCTTAGTAACAACCCTAAGAAGCGTGGTAGTTGGCAAATTGCGGCATCTGATCTAATCCTCTCAGCTACACATAACCCCGCTCTTAAACCGATAAGTAATCTTGTTGAAGAACTTATCAAAACTGGTGAACGTATGCGGGACGAACCTAAAGGTCCAGCAAGAATCCAAGCCTTCAAACGTTATTCAGATTTGCGTGACGAGATTCGTGAGGAGGCTAAGCTCATCACCACAGCAAAGGACAGCTCGAAGGGATTTGAAGCTCTTCAAATGTCTCTGAGTCTTTCAAATAAGTATCAAGATCTTCTACAAAATGTAAGCACATGCGATTCCCTGGATGAACTTGAGCAACTTGAATCTGAGATTGAAACACAAACAAGTGTTTACAAACACAGAGCTAAACATCTTCAACAAGTGTTTGCTAAAGCTAAAGAAACAATGGTTGCTCGCGCCAACCTTTCAGCAGTTGCTGAAGAGCTTGCAACGAAAGAAATTAAATCAGAAGGTGATTGCGACTTCTGAGTATTTTGTTGATTATTACGATTCTTTTTAACCGTTGATTATTACGATTCTTTTTAACCATGGACAACCAACTCTCAATCATGAACCACGAACTCTTCGCTAACTTTCAAAACTTTCGAGCAAGCATCAACTCTGCTTTTCTTGAGCGGTCTGATGTAATCGATGGCGTTCTTGCATCGATGCTTACGAAACAGAATTGTTTTCTGTTCGGAGCACCAGGCACAGGTAAGTCCGAACTTGTACGAGCTGCTGCAAATGGTTTCAGCGGTTCTAAATTCTTTAACTATTTGTTATCTCCCACGACTGATCCTTCTGAACTCTACGGCCCAGTTGCCGTCTCTAAACTTCTGGAAGATGAGTACACACGAGACGTTAAAGGTTATTTGCCTGACGCAAACGTAGCTTTCTTGGATGAATTGTTTCGTGGTAGTTCTGCGGTACTTAACTCACTTCTTCAACTGCTTAACGAACGCACGTTTAATAATGGTCGGGATCTTATCAAAACTGATATTCAATCTATTGTCGCTGCAACTAACAGCTTCCCTACTGAAGAATCCTTGCAAGCTTTTTGCGATCGATTCCTATTCCGACCAACTGTGGAAGGTTTGAAAAAACCTACAAGCAAACGAAAGCTTTACGGCTGGGTTATTAACAACGATCGTCCTGCTGTAAAAAGCGAGCTGACGATTGACAATCTTACTGAGCTACAAAAAATTACTACAAACGTAGAAGTTAGCGATAACTTTCTCGATGTATTTAGCGAGACGATGGACATTCTTGAGTCTCGTGGTCTAAGTATTTCTGATCGTCGTCGCGTTCAAATCCTTAAATTTCTTAGAGGTTGGGCTGTTGTTCAGGGCGAAGATACTGTACACCCAGAGTATCTCCACTCAACACTACATCACATTGTTTACCAAACACCTGAAGATATTACGACGATCAAAGAAGTTGTAGATCAGTGTGTGCCCACAGCGGAGAAGTTCTTCCGTTCAGTACAGAAGGCTTCGAACGGAGTAATGAGTGAGTTTAATTCGTATCGATCTAAACACATGGATTCTCTCTCAGATGTAAACGCTCATGTAGCGAAGCTTAAAGAGCTGCATAATGATATGAGAGCTATTGCTGAAAGAGCAGAACGTGCTCTAGATGATGGAAACATGAAGCTGACAGCAGCAATGCGACTAAAAGCAACTAAAGTTTGCCAAGAAGTGAATCATAATCTTGATCAAATTTCTGAAAACATTTCTCGTTATTCCAAATGAATACCACGACTGAAATTATCCGCCTAGCAGAATCGGAGCCTTTAGTTCTAACTGTCTCAGCACTGACTGACTTTCTGTGGCCTGAGTTTGTTAGAGAGACAAAACCTCAAGTTCAATACTTGAGCGACAGGTTTGACATTCGTCAACTCAGTCGATTCGGTAAGGAAGTATTTGAGTTTCTGTATACCGGCGGAGACGTAACACCAATCGTATCGTTCGATGACATTGAACAATACTTTCGACAAAAGCAGGACGGTCAAAGTCCGCAGATGCCGAAAGGTTACAAACCAGAAAACGGATTATGGAACATGGTGTTAGACGATATTGTCAATAGCCCTGTGTACCATCAACTTAATACACTGTGTCTGGGTAGTCACTTTAACTCAGGTAACAATGCTGTTTGTATCCTTAACGAACTCAGCTCTGTCATGGAACAAATGCTTGAGACTAATCAAGCTGTACTAAGCGCATTAACTAGCAAGGCGCAACAACTCACAGACATTCGATCCAAGTTTGTTAAGGCTATGAAGTCTGGGGACACACAGACAGCAGCAGAGTTGCGTCAACAAGGAAAAGAACTCGGCGAGGAAATTGAGAATGCCTTAAGAAATGTGCATCAGGAGTACAAGCCGGAGATCGACAAGTCAATTGAAAAAGCCAAAGAAGAAGCTTCAAACATCGAAGAAGCTATGAGTGCTTTGGCTGGTGATAATAAAGGGATCGGAGTCAAACTAACCAACATTCGAGAAAAGAATGAACTAGCTCGTAAACTTAAAAACAATAAACGACTCTTAGCTTTTGCTCGGAGATTAGGTGCTTTGAAAAAAGCATGGTCACAACGTAAACGAGCTAAAAAGCATTCGTCTTCTTACAGCGACATTGTTGGCGCGGTCATGTCTGATCAAGTAACCAAAGCATTTCCCTCAGAGATCGCTTTAGCTGCCACAGCGTCGGGTCGTGCATTGTTTGCACTCAAATACTCAGAACGTACACTATTAACAAAAGATTACGAAGCAAAGACCAAAGAGTTGGCTCGGGGACCTGTGGTGATGTATATCGATATCTCAGGTTCTATGTCGGGTGAATCTGAGTTGTGGTCGAAAGCAATTGCTTACGTTATCGCAGAAGAGTGTGCTAAAGACAACCGCGAACTGCAAGTGCATTTATTTGATACCAGCATTGACAAAAGCATAACTATTAAACCAGGTTGCTCTGACTTCTCTGATTTACTCAGATTTATCTTGGAGTGGTTTACCCACGGTGGGACTTCTTTTGATCAGGTTATGAAACACGCTTACGCCCGTGCTGACATAAACCCTAAAGCCGATGTACTTTTAATTACAGACGGTGAATGCGAAGTAACAGATGCTGCGGTGCGTAAATTCAATATGTTTAAGAACGAACAAAGCTTAGACGTTCATGCGTTCTGTATCGGTAAAAAAGCTATGTCACTCAAGAAATTCTGTGACGATGTTCAACTTATCGACACGTCAGAAGATGCTGACTCATCGGAACTATTCCAAAAGGCAATCGCCTGACTTTGTATTAATTTGTAGGTGTCTCAACGACACCTACATGCCAACACTTAAACAGGACATAGAAATTATCAGAGGGATAAGCGATAAATACAAAACAACCGAAGTAAAACTAGAGTTGAAACATTGGCTAGCTTCGTGCTTTACACACAAACAAACAAATATAAATAGACAAACACACTATAAACATTTAGTTATTACATTCATAGCACTCGAAGGTAGAGACTTTATTAATGTGTCAGTTTTTGATACAAACAATAATCAGTATTTTGATGATAGGTCGATTTTGCTCAAGCCCTATATATTAAAAAATTTTGGAGTAGAGTCATTCGATAAACTTCACCAGAGCACTAAGTGCACTGTGTGCGATGTATGGCAGATGGTGGAAGAAGTTGAAGTCGAGATATTGGATTGTTTAGGCTGTTGACCATTGCGGAATATTCCCTATAGTTGGCAAGCCAGAGTCTTTAACAATGAAGCTCAATTTTCAACTTCACGGTGTCGACCTTCAAGAGGCCGAAGCCAAATCACTTCTCAAAGTCCAAGAAGAAATCCCTGCGATCACGATCGACCTGGCGACAGTCTTAGATCGTGACGTTCTCGATGCAAAAAAGCTTTTTAATCTGAGCATTGAAAAGCAGCGGCCAGAGCTAGCCACACTTGCGGCAAAGCTTGCGATCCAGAAACCTTTTAGCAAGGTGAACACCAGGAAACCTGCTAAAGAACGTGTAGCGATCCCGGATCTAGCTGTCGAGCCTATCTCTCTCGACGAAGCGCTGGAAAAGCTTTGTGGCGACAAAAACCTGATGACTGCAGGAGCTGCAATGGTTCTCAGCAGTCTGGCAGAAAAGAACAACCGAACTATGCGTGAGATTGCTGTCGAGCAAGTGAATAAAATGTGGCGCAACGACGTGAACGTGCGCTCGACCATATTTAACGGTTTCACGAAGATTAACGGTGTGTTTGCACCGTTTATTGGTAGGGCAGGTAAAGGTGTTGTCACTTACCACAGCTCGCCTCTTTACAATTCTCTGCGAGAGGGGTCTGCCTTCCTTGTCAAGTCTGGGTTTGCTGTCGCTACAGGAGAAGTCAGTTTTGGGTCTGAAAATAAAAAATTGACCGGAAGCGAGACTCTTCTAAGGCGAGTTGTGTATCGGTTTAAGCTTACAGAGCACGGCTCTGTGCTCGCGGACACATGGGCTGACGTCGATCAAGCGATCTTTAATTATTGGAACGATCGACTCAACTGATCTAAAAACCAGTAAACTCTATGGACCGCAACTAAAGCGGTCCTTTTTTATTGCCATGAAAGTCTCTTACATCACAACAAGGTCAGAACTGGAAACAGCTTTAGCAGAACTGTGGTTGCTGCCAAAACTTTGCGTAGATACAGAAACCACGGGTCTCGATGCTCGTGTTTGTGACGTTCGTTTAATTCAGTTGTGCACCACTCAAGAAGAAGTTGATGACAGAATTATTTACGTCATCGATTGCTTCAAGTGCAAAGACTTGGCTGGTTTAAAAGAGCTGCTTGAGTCACGTGAAATGCTTCTATTTCACAACGCTAACTTTGATATTCAGTTCTTACTAGAACTAAACATCGATTTTAAAAACAAAATTTTTGATACTTTTATTGCTGAACGCTGCCTTATGGCAGGCGCGAAAGAAAAGAAAATTAGCCCAAATACTAAAAAAGTATTCTTTGGTGACGTTAGTTGCTCGCTTAAAGCCGTTGTAGCTAGGAGGTTAGAGGTAGAAATTTCTAAAGAACAACAGGTATCAGATTGGAGTAAAGACGATCTTGATTTAGAGCAGATCGAATACGCCGCAAAAGACGTAGACATTCTTCCTAAGATTGCCGCTCTTCAACTGGCAGAATTAGTAACAGAAAATTTACTAGAAGTTTACACTCTGGAGAGTAAAGTTATACGGCCAGTGGCACTAATGTGTCACTATGGGTTTAATATAGATGTTAATAAAATAAAGGTTTTGAGAGCAAGAAAACAGCAAGAACTTGACACGGCTACTAGATTGTTCTGTGAGTCTCTTGACAGACGTCTTCCTGATGAAAAGAAACTTCCCAGACGAGCCGACGGAGTTATTGCAATCGGAAAGAATGCAAAGAAGGAATTTAATCCTGGGTCAAATATGCAGTGCATCCGATACTTCAATGAGATCGGCACTGATTTACCAGTTGATGCAGGAACAGGAAAACAAACTCTGTCTCAAGTAGCTCTCTCTGAGTTTGATAGTACAGATGAAACCCTCAACCTATTACGAAAACGAACCAAGCTCGAAACAGCTCTCGGGCATGTTGACAAGATTATTGATAACATTAACCCTTTTTCTGACCGTATCCACAGCGGTTATAACTCGTATGGGGCCAATAGTGGAAGATTCACAAGCTCCGGATCTAAAAGAGTTACTGGAAAGAAAAAGAAAGAAACCTGGGGAATCAACATCCAACAAGTGCCCCGAGATAAAGAGTTCAGGGAGTGCTTCATTCCGACACCAGGATTTAAATTTGTAATAGCTGATTATTCTCAGATAGAACTGCGGTTAGGGGCTGAGCTCATAGGTATACCGCAGATGATTGAGGCTTTTAAAAACGGTCAAGATTTACATTCGTTGACCGCTAGTTTGATCTACCACGTAGGCATAGACGAGGTGGAAAAGTCTCAGCGTCAGATGGGCAAGACTCTGAATTTTGCCCTTCTTTACGGTATGGGTTTTAGAAAATACAAAACTTACAGCGCTCAGTCGGGAAACATAATCACGCTTTCAGAGGCAAAAACAGCTCACGCCGCATTCCACCGCGCCTACCCAAGGTTGCGTGAGTGGCATCGCGAGAGGAGTTCAATGGTCGAGGATGGTTGGACATATGTTCGTACTCCCATAGGACGGCGCAGGTTGCTTAGTTACGATGACGCGACTATGTCCGCTTGTGCGAACACCTTGATTCAAGGGGCGGGTGCTGACATTTTAAAACTGGCTATAGCAAAGCTGGGGAATTATGTGTCTGATGAGTTTCGACCCATTGCCACGGTGCACGACGAACTGATTTTCGAGGCTATCGAAGACAAAGCAGAGATCTATAAAAACACACTTGAGACTCAAATGAGAGAAGCTGCGGAGTCCGTACTTAAGGAAGTTCCTGTAAAGTGCGATGCTGGTATCGCTGAAAGCTGGGCTGAAAAGTAATGTTCACTGCATGGTTCCCCTCCACAGAAGGAAAAGACGTATTCACCGCAAAAACGGATAGCGGCTATGTGGGTTGTGTACGTACAAATGAATGTCTCGTGATGACCGTAGATTTTTTTGAGAAACCTTTAGCAGCAGCTAACGCTGCAAGAAAACTAAAAAAACAGATCAACACCAACTCTTCACTGACAACTGTGCAGCAAGAAACTAAAAAACAAATAAAATTTAAGCAAAAAGCTAAAACGCCGTTAAAGTTAACAGGCAGGCTTTACACAACTGAACAAGCAGAAGCTATGCCTCTCTTGAGATTCCAAGAGGTTTGGGTCATCACACATGGTGACGAGTTTGTTTCTGATTGTCTTGATGTCGAAAAAAAGCGTTTAGTTTCTTTTACGAAAGACAGAGAAAAAGCAAAACGTTTTAAAGATCACGAAGACGCGAAAAGAGTTATGAGGACACTCAAAAGTGTTGTCGGACCTGGATTTGACTTACTTAGATATTTTATTCGCGTAGACTAAACGAGACGAATCTGTTTAATTTATGGCCACGCGGTACGCAGGGGACTACTTCGGTCTCAGTATGGGCGACATGAACGACTCAGACAGCTCAAAGTTGATGAGTTATTTCCCTGCGTTACGGAGCACTTACAGTAAGAAAAAACAAGAAGACGGTAGTCCAGTTCTTTTCGGCGGTGTGTCAGGCGTAAAGCCTTTCGGTGGGTTTAAACCTAACTTAGGGTCGTTTGCACCTAGGGAAACCAATGAAAAAATGCAAACAGGTGTATTTGGTGGTTCTAAACCGGGTGAATTTTAAGTATATTAAATTATAGGCAAAGTTACTTTTTAAAATGACTTCCTCGCGTCGTTATACTGCTCCTGTAATCGATCAGTTTAGGCAAGCTGGTTCTCGACTAGGCTTAGATTTAGCTGGTTTATTTGAAGAAGACGATAACGGTCAACTTGGCTTAGGTGGGTTTGTGCCCCAGATGCGTACATCCAGCACATCACGTGGGCGCGGATACGGCTTGACGATGAAGCCGCAACAAAAAGATCCTGTGACCACGGAGTTTGCTCTGACGCCGGACAAAGGCGCGTCAATGGCGCTCCCGACCCAACAAGAACCAGCAGAAGAACCAAAGGCAGAAGAACCAAAGGCAGAACCCGCTAAGCAACTGTACGTACCTCACTCAGTTACGTATAGCACTGACTACATGGGTAACTTGTCCTCTCAAGAAGCTGTTGGTAAAGCTAACCAACTCTTAGCAAGAGCATTAGGACCTGAATACGTAGGCACACAAGAGACCTACAACAAATTATTCGAGCCTTTATATAAAAATTTACAGACTGGTGACGACTACGGAACGGATATAGCAAAGTTCTACGAAACCGCTCGCGCAGAGGGCTTTGAACCATATTCGAAAACTCAAACGGACATTAGTGCTCCCGCATCACAAGGTGCATCCGCTTACGAACAATTTGTAAACACTAGATTCGGTGAGAACTTCTACGATCCTGCTGATTTTGGAAGGAGAATACTTGAAGGTAAAGCATTCTACAGACCCGGCGGGGAACAGACTAACTTGACAGCTATCGGTCAAGTTCAGAATCGTATTGAAGCTGGTGAAGGTTCTTTCTGGGGTAAAGATAAGCCTTACGAAAGCGGATACCGTGCAGCTTCGTTCGTGAACAAAAGTGATCCCTTTAAGATGTTCTTCGAGAACTATTTAGCGGGTACGCAAGCTGATCCAGAGCAATTCAAGAAGGCAGCATCTACTCCCTCGGCCACGGTTCCTCCTAGCGCTGGTTTACAAGCAAGCCTACAAGCCGATCCGAACAGGTTTGCTGACTACGATTTTGCGTCTCAAGGAGAGGCTGGCTTTGGTATGAAAGATGTTAAATACTTATTAGGTGAAGGTGCCTCATATAATCAATTAAAAGAGATCGCTAAACGTGCTCCCGGCGGACAGATCGGTGACGTTGCAAGGCAACTCTTAGATCTTTGATGCTTGTCGAAAAGTATAAATTAACTTTAATCTCAAAAAAGCAAACAACCTTACTTTGTCTAAAAGCATTTGATGCTGCCCACGCTCAGGCACAAGCGCTTGACATTGCCAGAAGTTTGTGTGCAGATAAATTTGAGCTTGGTTACGGAGCGTGTAAGGAAGACAACTTAAGCAACCTTTACATAAAATTAGCTTTTAATGACTTTACTCATGGCGAATGTTATGAGTGGCGTGGATCAGTAACTAACAAAGTACCGTCTGTTTACGCACTATCAAAGCGATTTTATGTTCGTCCATTAATTCTAAGTTATTTGGATATAAGTAAAGACAAAACAGTCAAGAATACGTGTCACAACCCCAAATGTGTAAATCCGTACCATAACCTATACTTAAACGAAAAAAACTCAAAATTGGGTGGCGGAGACTTGAAAATGCTATTAGCATTCCGAAGCCAAGGCGTAAGCGTTCCGCAGATCGCCAAGGCTCTAAACGTACATCGCTCAACGGTCTACCGCTTACTCAAAAATGAACGTGTTCCTATTGGGGATCAGGATCACAGAAACTGCAATCCACGAAGACGGTAAAGTCAACGTAATTGCAGAGTCTCTTCCTGCTTCAAACAAACGAGTTGCTACTAAAGTGCAACTCATTCAAAAGTCAGACCATTACGTCGGAAAACTTCTAGACCAACTAGAAGAAAAGGAAGAAGTCTTGGCGATTGGTCCAACCAAGGCCACGCCAGATGGAGTAATCCAAATGCAACCGATGTTGATTGTTACTCGGGATAACTTCACAGATATCCTCGCAATTAACACCTTCATGGCTTGCGGTGGTCTTGGACCTAAGCAAGAGGAAGCAGAAGTTGGCGATTCAACGGTAACTAATCGTTCTATTGCCTGGCAAACCCCTGACGACAAAGAAACCAACTGGTTCAAACTTACAGCCTGGAACGAACATTCAAAACAACTCTCAGAGCTGCCAAACGGAACACCGACGATTGCGGTCGGTCGGGTAAGCACAAGCGAAAAGGACGAAAAGCAGTACCTTAATTACTCGGTAGACCAGATTCTCTATCTACCGAAGGGCACGAAGTCCGCGCCCAAAAAAGCAGCAGATCCCGAAAAAGGTCAAGTGGCTGCAGCGGCTCTAGGTTCAATTAATTTCTCGCTCTGATTCTTCACCATGGTTTTTATCGCTGGACAATTTGCGGCTGATGAGATTCTTTGTCAAGTCCCGCCTCACACGCTACGGATCGATCTTCAACAACGTCGCTGGAAATCCGATACAGATCCGGATTCGGCAATCACCGACTCCAATGACAACGGCATCCCTATCGAGTTTGTACTGCTCGGGTTTACTCCCTTCTACGGCAACCTCGGTATGCGAAACCACGAGGAGTTCATTCGCATTGCTTACATTGGTGTTTCTCCTTCACACCGTTTGCTTCCTCCTCGCTGTGTTGCAACCAGTATTGTCTCTGGTAAAAGCAGCCAGAAGAACTTTATTTCGTACTTCCAGACTCTCTACAACAACCGAATTAATGTTGCGGAGGTAGTGACGGCAACTAAGTTTGTGCAAAAAAGTTTTACACAAACTGATCCCACAACGGGTGCTGACACTGGGAAAATTAATTACAACGTTCTAGAGTTCTCGGATCGGCCAGTTAAAGGTGAAGACGAAAAGACGCTCATCGAAGATATTGGAACGTGGCTCGCTGCTGATGGAGGAGACCTGGTATCGGCTGCACTACGTTCTCATATCTCCGGTGCGAATTTGGTTGAGTTACCTTTGGGATCAGATCACGTCGAGATCAAAGCAGCTTTTGATGAAGCACATCCGAAGCTAGAAGGTTCCAAACCAGAGGGCTTAGCAGCCCTCCCAGCGGGCGCAGGAGACCCGAAAGCTGCCCCACCGGAACCTTCAAAGGATAAGCCTAAGGAACTTACCCAAGAACAAAAGGACGCTCTCAAAGCAGCCGGTTTGGAGATCTAAACTGGTAGCGGAAGGGCAAACCTGCCGCACGGGTCGCTTCGGCGGCCCTTTTTTAATCTTTTAAAAGCTCCGAGAGAGGAGGTAATTCAAAGCCGTTAACAGTAACAGTCAAGGCTAATTTTGAAAAGAGTTTTGACTTAATAACGTAATTCGCATGGACAAGATCTAAAATCTCTAACAACTCATCCTTATCCGAAACTTGTTTTGCTTTCTGCATGAACTTATGATGGTAGAACTCCTGTTCTAAAGACATATATCCTCTCAGTTTTTCTAAAAGTCCTTCTGCGTCCATGGATTTCTACCGAGTCCCGAACAATATCTTCAATCCTATTTCCGATCGAGGGTTATGCGACGGTCGGATAGTACTTCCTATCGACGCTAAAGGTGAGCTAAAAGATCAATTAGAAAGTGCTGGATATACAGACATAATAAGAGCAAACGATACTTGCGATCATTTAGATATAAAATGGTGGAAAGCGCTGCCTGAGTTTGACTGGACAATCGCTATAACGCAGGGTTTAAAAAACAACCTCGAATGGATCTTAGAGCCTGGTTACGAGCTGGCTAACAAAGGTCTCATAGTTTTAGATCGAATAACTTTCTTAGAGCCCACGAGGGCTCGTTCAGACTTCTTAAAATCAAAACCTTTATCAAATATGATTGTTTTAAATCCTAGACCTGAGTTTCGTGCGGACCAGAGAAAATCAAAAGACTCTGTGACTTCTGCGTGGTTTGTGTACGACAAAACCAAAAATCAGACTATCGGGACAAACATTTATTTCGATGTAAGCTGGCAGCGACCAAAATCTTTTTTTAAAAAATGAGAGGCCGCCTGCAGTTGTTGCTCACGCAGTACGTAGACGCGCAGCAACAAACAAACAGAATGCTTGAAAAGATAGCAGCTCTCATGGTCAGCAACCAATTACTGCAGGAGTGTATAGACCACGAGGGTAAACCACGGTTGCCAGATGAAATAGCTGAGCTTGTCGCGGACTCATTTTCGGCTGGTCTGTGTCTTTTAAACGAGCTTGAACAACGAAACAAAGATTTTGATTATCAAAAACGAGAGTTTTTTATAGAGGATACTGAGAGTGATGACGATCAAGACGAAGATGACAATAAACAAAGCTTGGGATCGTTCTAATATAAATACAAGCGAGTTAAAATTTTGGACACCAGAAAAACTATAAATGGTTTAAGGCATTACAGGTGTCCTGGAGTGCCTGATTACTTGCCGTCAGTAACTTCAATTCTTAGCGCAACGCAATCAGCTAAAACTCAACAGAAACTAGCGCACTGGAACATAATGAATCCAGGAGCAGCAGATGCGGCTGCTGAAAGAGGAACATGGATACATAACAGTGTTGAAAATCATTTAAGAGGATTGAAAGTAGTACCTCCAGAAAGGTACGCACCATACTGGGAAGGTGTGCCGGAGTGCGTTGATTCTCTTTTAGACGGTGGTCGAGTGCTTTGGTCGGAAAGGCCATTCAACCAACCACGTTGGTCTAGATACGTAGGGGAAGACGGTGTGGGTCGTATTTTTTATTATGATCCTGACTCTAAACATGGATACGCAGGCTGTTGTGATCTCATTTACATGGACAACAACGCCGAAATAATCCTTGCAGATTTCAAGACAAGTTCGGGTCCATACAGTGCGAGATTTCCTAATAAAAATTCAAACATAGACGAAAAAACAAAGAAAGCTCTTATCTCTGGAGTATTTAAAACTAAGAAAACTCGATTACAATTAGCTGCTTATAAGCTCGCTGCCGAAGCATGTTTGGGAATTAAAATTAACAAAACCCAAATTATTGTGAGTACTGCTATTAAGGAGTACCAAACACAAGTATTCACGTTTGGGGAAACTGAGGTAGAAAAAGACGAGATTGCGTGGCTGCAGCTTGTCGATAAATTCTTTACCGAGGTGCGTCCAGCACAAGCCGCTTGATCATGAGGATTTTGCAAAGCTTGCGCCAAAACCAAGACACCAGCGGATAGCTGAGGCATAATGTTGTCACTACAGAGCACTCCATGAAATTCTCTTGTTCAATCAACGAAAAAGTCGTCAGTGCTCTTGATAAAAATAGCGGAAAGATAGAAGCTGGAGGTAATTTTGCTGCGTTTAATACCGGTTGGAAGTCTGAAAACATAAATGCAGAACAAATCGCTAATCAAGTAGCGCAAAGAAAAGGTTTATGTGCGTGGCATCTTGTTGACGGTAAAAGAGAAAAGAACAGCACCGACCCTATTGTTGCAGGTTTAATAATTATTGATATAGACAACCAAGCGGACGGTAAAGATCAAGATGGTAACAAAATTCAAAAACAAGAATTAACTTGGGAGCAAGCTAAAGAACTAGAAGTATGTAAAAAATATTTATCGTTAGCCTACAATTCTCCATCTAATACGAATGGATGGCCTCGTTTTAGATTAGTTTTTGGTTTAGAGAAAGATATTATTGACGCTGATTTTTATCAATGGTTCGTCAGAGCTATTGCTAAAGACATTCCCGGATCAGACAAACGAGCTACCACGGCTGTCAATTTATTTTATGGCGCGAAAACTGGAAAGGACATTCTGTGTATAACAGATAAGTTCATACCGGTTAGCAAGATAGAAGAAGCTCAAAAAGTATATGCAGCACTTCCTGCTGAAGATAAGGGAGAAAAATTCAATGTTACCGAGGCTCTAAGCAACATAAACATAGAAGATCAAGGTGTTGAAATACGTAGTTTATTGTCCAGGTCTGTAAAAGACATTCTCGATGGAAAGCCTGTTGATGATAGGAGCGCTGCTGTAACAAGAGCTGTAAAGGAGATATTGGGTTGGGTCAACTGGCTTAGAGCAAAGGACATAGCCTCGTGCGTATCACCCTTGACAGTAGCACATAATGCGTTCTATGCTGTGTATGACTATCCCCCGGAGGTAGATGGTAAGTTCACCCGAATCGTTGAGAGCATCCGTGATGTTGAAGCAATCCAGCCGTCTATCGTCATGGCTTCTGAGCACGACGAGGTTGCGGCATGGAAGAGACTAAAAGCGATAGATCTAAATGTTTTCAACAACGTTGCTACTGAAGAAGTAAAAGAATCTATCAAGAAAACAAAACCTCAACCGAAAAATTCAATTTTAAATTTTGAAGACTTTTCAGTAGACACTCAGACAACTACAAAAACAACAACAGAATCAATGACAACACCCACCACACCAGCTCAGCTAGTTAACTTGCAAAATGCACAACAACAACAAAGAGCTTTTGCTGAGAATGACGTTGCAGACATAATTTCAACTAATCAAGGAGATAATTATCTTTATGACAGCACTCATGACAATTTTTATACTTACGACGACGATAAAGGCGTATGGTATGTGCAAGATGAAATGCACGTCAAACGTCGAATTGTAAACGCTTTAGATACTTTTGTAACCGCTGGAGTTCTCCCTAAGTATCAATCGTCAACCGTTAACAGCGTATATGCCATGCTGCAAGCGAAAATGCTTAAGTCTTTAGATGGAGGCAGGGTAAGCATTTTTAGTAAAGGTAAAAGATACATTCCGTTTGCAAACGGCGCACTAAACAGCGAAACTTTTGAGTTCACACCAGGTAAAAACAAAGAGCTTTATTTCCGTAGCCGTCTTATGTACGAATGGGATAAAGATGGCAAATGTCCAAAGTTTCTCGCGTGGATGGATGACTCTTTAAGAAAAGGTCAAAGTCGATTAATTCAAGCGTTTGCTAGAGCGTTGTTGACCGGGTATACATCGGGCGAACGCTTTTTGCATTTGGTTGGCCCTGGTGGCACGGGTAAATCAACCATGCAGCAATTAATGATTGCTCTAGCGGGTTTTAACAGCACTCATACATCGAGTCTGGAGATTATCGAGACAAACAAATTTGAAAGCTACAACTTGATCGGTAAAAGACTTTTACTGCTGACAGATGAATCTAACTACAACAAGCGGATGGACGTGCTCAAAAAACTTACATCCGCTTCAGATACTTTGCGAGCAGAACGAAAGTACGGTAAAGAAATTATTAGTTTCAAGCCTGAGTGTCTTGTCTGCATAGCGAGCAACGAACACATAAGCTCGAATGACTCCACAAGCGGTCTGGAGCGACGTCGCTTGACGATCGTTATGGATAAGGTTGTACCACCAAGCCAGCGTAGGGAGCTGCTCAGCGTTTACGGAGACAGGCTCGAAGGTGAGTTCGTTGAAGAACTACCTGGAATAGTTGCTTGGGCTCTGTCGATGACTTTTGAAGAGATGAGAGATGTTTTAGCTAATCCGGTCAAACACGCTCCATCGCTGGCTAGGACAAACATCGACGCTCTTGTATTCAATAATCAGTATGTTGCGTGGTTAGCAGATTGTTGTCTTTATGCTCCCAACACAGCGACAGTTGTAGGTAGAGGTGCAGCAAGACCAAGCACCGACGAATCAGAGAAAGGTATGTTTGTTAAGAACGCATATTCAGAACTTTATGCAAGTTATGCAAACTTCTGTAAGGCTTGCGGTTATAAACCAGCAGCTAAACCTCGATTCGTAGAGCGCACTATGGAAACTCTATGCAACATCTTAAAGCTACCCAATTGCAAAACTACCACTAAAAATGGTTTACCGGCTATAAAAGGTTTACGACTGAAGCCTTTTGATCTAACATCCGATCGCGCCTCTCACGGCCCAGATAGACTCCCGAACCCAGTGGAGTTTGCACAGGAACCTGACTTTTCTAAGTGGGAAAACAATTTCAACAAACACGATGCCAACACCTAAATCCTTTCCTCTAACGATTCTCGTAGGAGGAGCCGCAGCCGTTGCCACAGCGATCACTGCACCTCAGTTTGTAGGGGCGCCGCTGGCGTTTATCGGAGGGACGTTAGCAGGTATCTCGATCTCCGATAAAAAGAAACTCCGTCGCGATGAAGGCAAAGACGTAGCGAACAGGGTCAGCGGAGCTTTCAGTGCTCTTTATGAAAAAAACCGTGGTTTAGTTGACCCAGTAGAGCTAGCTTTTGTCGCTAACGTCAGTATTGACCAGACCCACGGGTTCTTAACTGCTTTAGCGGAAAGCACGGGAGCGACTAAAGTAACGACCAATCAAGGTGTCAACGTTGCTTTTAACTTCCCTCACACAGCAAACGCTTTAGAAGAACTTTCTAAAAACGCTCAGAACTGGGCGCAGAGCCAGATCGCTCAACTGAGTCAGCAGTTAGAATTGCATCAACAAGCGCTTCGTGCAGCTCAACTCGCTCAAGCTGCGGGTCCCAGGCAACAAGTGCGACAAGCTAACGAAGACGTCTGGCAGCAATGAGTGAACCCGTCATTGAAATGACACCTGATCAAACAATGTATCGGGTGTCACTCAAAGAAGACGGGTTTGAAGCCACCAGTTACGTCTCAAGTATGCACTTGGTTGACGAAAAGGTGAAATACCTCCGACACAAAATCAAGGAGGAAGCCAGAAAAGCCTACCTAAAAAACTTCGATGACATCTGAACAGCCTGATATCGACGAGCGCTTCGAAGAACTCTCGGAAGAAGAAAAAGAGCTACTAGATCAAGCTCTCAAAAATCTGATGGGTTTTATCGAGGAAGAGACTTCCTTAGGTTTATGGGAAGAAGAAGCTCAAGAAGACTGAGCCAAAAACTTCCAGCCCTTAAGTGCGGAATCAGGGTTATCACTATCTGTAGCTGCGTTAATGGCGGCTTTAACGACTGTAGGAATTTCAAGTCCGAGTATCAAGGCAACTTGCTGAGCAATCTTGCGGTGTTCTAGCTGAGTATCCTCTTGGGCTCGAAGTCCAACATAGTGGACCCAAGAACGAATAGTGCCTTGCATGTGCATAAGTGTAGGTGTATACAGAGGTAAGATATTCCTTGCACATTCTTGTGCCACACCGGCCTCAAGCATATCGGCATACAAATCATGTATTTCTACATCAAGATTTGTAATACGAGTGCGGAAATCCCTCATAAGCTCACGGTCAATTGGCTTGGTACTCGACTGTCGATTCTTTTCTGACTGCTCCCTTAACTCAAACCCGTCAGGGTGGTCGTGAATATCACCAATAATTTCAAAGGGATTGCAATACCTTTGAGAAAGCTCCTGAAAGGAGAAAGATCGGTGACGCAGGATTTGAGCAGAAATGGCCCTAGATGTAAGAATTTGAAAACTGGCGTTAGCTTGCTCTAGGATCGACCAATGACCGTGTCTAATGCAGTAAGAAAGGAGACGAGCATACTCCTCTCGATCCGGATTTGAAGTCGAAACGCGAGCGTGTCGAGCTATAACTTTTTCTGCGTCAGGAGTGATCCAATCAAGCTTGACTGTGTGCATTATGTTTCCACGGTTCGGACAAGCTTAACTCAACTCTTGGGAAAAGTCTGTTGGTAACGCAGTCGAGCCGTTATCTCAGCAGGATTACTAACAGCCCGAATCATATCTGCAGGACCCATGCCAAGAGCAACCCCAGCCATCCTGAAAGGCTCTACTCGATCACTTCTTACCATTAGGAGCACCCCGGAAAGCTTGTTCTTGTAAAGATAAATCGTCTAAACGCCTGTAATCTTGCGGCAGTGGGAGAGACTCTTGTGTTTTTACGTTATAGAAATTTTGTTCAGGTAACAAAGTAAGAGCCTGAACATTTAAACGCATGGATGGATCAAACTTATTAGTTTCTTGGCTTAAGTACTGAGCTTCGGGCATATCCACAGCGCGTTCCGGGAGAGGCATACCGCGATGCTGATAACCAGCAGGACCAGTCACCTGAGCTGAAGGAGTGATGTTGCCTTCTCCGTAAGTAGCTGGGGGAACCGGAGTACGAGCATATTCTCCGTGATCGATATTGTACTGAGCAAAAACTCGATTAACGTCATCGAGATAAGCCTGACGCCGAGAAGAAATACTAATTTCGTCATTCATATACGCACTCGGGTTAGCCATAGGCATACCCAAAGGTTTAAGAGCAGGCATGGGGCCTAAACCGCCAGGACGCTGTAAGAAGTTTTGCTGTTCCATGCTCTTATTTTAACTCCTATTTTTTACTGCGATTAGTAGAAGCATCAATAACTCTTAGGTTGCTAGGGCTATTGTCATGGGGATTACCATTTTTGTGGTCTACATCTTTGCCGTCTCCCTTATGAGCGCGTCCATTGCGTTCCATATACCTTCTAGCTTTATTTCTAGCTGCTCTCTTTTTCTTTACGCGCTCAGTGCCGTCATAGTTCTCATATTCACGTTTATAATCGCGCTCGTAAGCCATGAGAATCTACGCTTTTACTTAGTTTAAGTTACTAAACACGAGATCCCCAGAAAATATCTCTGATTGACTTATCTAGAAAGCAAACTTGTTAACGAGCTTTATTTCCAGCCGCACGACGTTTCTTCTGACGTTCTGTACCGCCGTGCTCACGATATTCCTTTTCGTAATCACGATCGCTCATATAACCAGTTTAAATAAAATATTGATCACGAGCAAATTCAGCAGATTTTTGTTTGAAATCTTCCCATAAACCAGTTAACAGGCCATCAGTACGACCCGATTTTTTATACAAAACTTCCATAAAAAGAGCTTTTTGATTCTCTTTTTCAACATCCCAATTATCAAAAATATTTGCGTACTTAGTCACGGCTTCAAAAGAACTCACTAAAGATTACCACTTAACAGCCAGCACTGACCATCCGGATCCTTTGCCTTCGACCATCCACCGAGGGCCAAGGTTCTTTTTGGAGTATTGGACGTATTTGCCGTTGGAATTGACGTATCCGCCTCCGACGACGTCCATCTCGCCCCACGGGTCGTGAATCCAAAGGTTCTTACCATCGGCGCTAATGCCGACGCAAAGCACCCAGTGACCGCCTCCGGATGGCGAGCTAACTGGGCCGTGGTGAAGGACACCCAAGGGAACAGGAACACCAGCCCGAAGCAACTCCTCGACGGTATTCCAATCAGCATTCTGACGAAACTCAGCCTCAATACCGTAACGCTCCAGTGCTGACAACTGAACCCAGGATTCTGTAGTGTCTCCGATTGAAAAAACCGTTTCAACATATTCGTCATCATTATCTATTGCATTCGGTTTTAAGGCCGAAAGCAACATAGCACACGTACTACTAAAGCACGTACGATCCGCATCTCTGTAATTATCTCTTTGAGAATAGTAAGGAACAGATAGTTTTATCTCAGAAGACTTAGCATAAGTAACTGCCTCAGTAGGAACATCGTTAATAATCTTCCAGTGCTCTGAAAAGATAAACCAAGACTCATTGGGTTTAGCAAGGAGTCTTACTTCCTGGTGTTTACTGCCAGCAAACATTGTTATAGAAGACCACTCCCAAGCACTTCCCTTAGGGACAAAAACTTTTTCTTCAGGTTTTAGTAAAGAGGAGTCCGCAGCTCTCCGCTTAAGCCACGTGTCTCGCTTGGCGAGGATTGATTGGCCCAAAAGAGGATGTTTAATCTTGGTCAAGAATAACTTGCACTCTTCTTCTCGTCTACGCACAAGGCCGGGAATTGTTTCATTATCACCACCTTTTACCCACCTCTTAAACTCTTGCGAAACAATCTTACGATCAGCTTTTTCGTTTAATAACTTTAATAAAGTTGAGTTAATAAAAGCAGTAGTTCCTACGTTAAAAGTAAAGCTTACAAGAGCATCGTATTCATTCTGATTAATCTTTACCGAAACAAAACTATTTACACATTGTTCAAAAGATTCAATATCTTTCCAAAGCAACTGTTCTGCTTTTTCTTCCGATATTTTTAGACCCGAATAAACATCACTACCTGTGTGGCCGTAACCTATTGTCCACACTCCGGCGGGACAAAGATAGGCAGTAAGCCTTAATCCTTCAAATTTTTTAATTAAATCAAGACCAGTTTTTGATAGTTTCACTGGCTGTTTGTCGTGCTTCTATATTCTGGACGAAACAGCACATTTATATCCTTAAGGATTAGTTATTCTTAAGGGACGACAATAGCAGTAACGCGATACTCGGCTGCGCTGCGATCGGTTCGATTGACATAAAGGGTAGCTGTGTCACCCGAGGTTACAGAAAAAGCAACACCTGAAGCAGAGCGGCGCGTTTTCTTGGGAGCTTTAGCAGTGCCGTCTTCCACGCCGTCAGAGCCGACCACGGTGATTCCGCTGACCCCAAAAGCTTCAGCGTCCAGCAAAAATGTCGCTAGTCCGGTTGCACCGTAAGTAACTTCAAACACATCTGCTAAAGGATAAGAACCGTCGCCAGCAAAAGAACGGTAAGAATTAATAGTTACGTTGCTACCGTCATCGGTGCGAATCTGACCAAAACGACTGATGCCAGCAGGGGCGGCACCTAATTCACGGTTAAAAGTTGCCTCAGCCATTACGTAACTTACGCATTGTTTTAATTCTAACCCAAGGTTTTTTGTCTAGGCTAAAACCAAACGACAAAAACAAATGGAATCAATCGAATACAAC